CATTAAAGGGTCGTATAGGTCGTTCCATTTTGCTAACATAGCACCATAAGTTGTATTGGCAACCAACTTTAAAGCATTTGCTGTAACAATATCGCCGTTTTTCTTAGCCGTCATTCGTCTCTCAAGCATATCTGCGTAAATCTGTGGGTCAGGGATAGAACGGCTACAGTATCCGTTTATCGTCATAAGATGCGGATAATATGAGGCTACATCTTCATTTATAATCAATGTGTCATCTGTTTCCTCGATTACAGCATTACCGCAATCTCCGTGTATCCCACCAAAACCGAGAGTATAATTACAATTACCTATGCTCGATTTATATTTACTTGAAAACAAATCTTTATCAGAGATTGTTTTATCGTGCATCCTATCAAAGAAATCAAATACCGCTTGAGGTATGAACTCTTTTCTAAGATTATCGGGATAATGATATTCTCTTTCGTCATCGTGCTGTTTAGGAACTGCGGAAAGATAAGCCGCAGTCAGTCTTGCATTAGTCATTGTTAATGCTTTTTTAGGTGAAATTCCTGCCATTTGACCGAGTGCGATTTTATTTTCAATGTACGGCATCCTAAGTTTTAGCCATTTTTCTGTAGCATCGACATCATAACTACAATAGAAAATGGTTTTTTCTATTTCCTCTTTAGTGAGAGGTCGGTCAATGTCGAAATCTACCTGAGTCTCCTCGATATTCATACCGAGATGAGCCTCAACTGCTTTAAGTGATAATCCCTGTTGCATATCATCAAACAAATCGCAGAGATTGATTATAAAATACTCCTCTTTAAGCGGAGGATAATCCCAACCGTTTAATTTGTGCTTTATTATATAATCGTTCAGCTGCTTTACTTCTTCGGGAGAAAAATCACAAGCCATACTTTTTAAAATAAATTGGTCGTAATGCTTTATATTTGCACCTACATAGATTGCATCTTTATTGTTATCAAAGTATTCTCTTACACCGTCATTATCGTTGTGATAAATTGAACGTGAGGCGGTATCTAAATCCTTGAATACAGTAACATTGTCGTATGCAAAAACCTCTGTATCGACTACTATAAACCTCATTTATTACCTCCTAACAAGTCATCTAACCAATTTAAAAGACTCGTATTAGGTTGAAGTAATGCGGTCAATATGTGTTCCAAACAAGGAACAGCGATAGAATTTCCTGCTTGTTTGTAAAGTTGGCTGTTAGAAACTCGTTCTATCTTTTCATCAATAGGTAAATCTGCATATCGCTTTTTACTTCTTAACTTTAATTGAGAAACCTCAGCCTCTGTGTAATATTTCGCTTTATAAAAGTCCTCATCGGTAAAACCCATAAGTCTCCAACATTCAAGCGGTGTTAATTTTCTTACACGATAATCTTTTTGTTTCATAATGACCTGACCTGAGGATGAAGTAGAGTTACAAGATGCGGTTAAAGTAGGGCAAATATCTTTTATCTCTGAGCGGTTGTATGCGTTGAATTTATCGGGGAGTTTTCCTTGATTTTCAACAATACCTTTTGCGGCATCCTTTACAAACCCATACTCGTTAGAGATATTTTCTATATATTGTTCATCCATAATCTTTACCTCTTGATTACCCCCCCCCCATTAGTCTGTAAGGTAGGGCATAGTCCGTGTACACTATAAACTCTGCGTGAACACTCATATACCTTATCCCACTTACCGCCGGAGAGTGTACCTATAACTTTACACTTCATATTCGATTACTCCTGTCATACCTTGATTACCAAAACCTTTATAATCACGAGCCAAGAGTGTACTGCAAATGTCGGTAACTTTTTCTAATTTTTTACCCTGTTTGCTTATGACCCCCCCACTTTAAGAACACCTGTAGCACCAAATGTACCTGTTTTGGTAAAATTGACAAAACTACTATTTGCGTATTGTGCTTTAATGGTTCTACAAGTTCCGTCATCGTGAGGGTTTAGCGGATAACTTCCTTGATGAAGTTGTCCGTTACTCGTATTCCTGCTTTGGTTGTGATGGTTTTCGCTATCGTTACTCTCTCTCTCTCTCTCTCTCTACAGGACAGAACCTAAAACCGCCGCCGCTTTCTATCTGCTCTGCGGTTAAGTTTTCTGCATACTCGATGTATTTATCAGATAGGTAGTATTTATCATCTACCTTATCCTCTAAGAAATCGAACATAGTAGTCTCAAGAGGTATAGGAGAGGGCATCTTGAAAGAGCCGTTATCGACATCTTTTCTTATCGAAACCACGAATACTCTCTCTCTATTCTGTGGGAGTCCGTAATCCTTAGCATTTAAAACCTGCCAATATGAGTTATAACCTAACTCATCAAGCCAATCTAACCACTGCAAGAACTTATCCTTAAACTGTTTTCCTACAAGGTTTTTGACATTCTCTAATATCAAGAATTTAGGTAACTCGTTACATTCTTTAGAAGTCGTAAGTAATCTTTGTACTTCATAAAGCAATCCACTACGAGTTACACCTTTAATGATTCCTAACTGTTCTCCGGCTACCGATATGTCTTGACAGGGAAAACCATAAGTCCACATATCCGCATAATCAAGTTTGTTAATTTTGGAAATGTCTCCGTAATTACGAGTTTTTCCATACATAGCCTCATAAGACTGTATTGCATATTTATCTATCTCAGATATTCCTACGATTTCGTGAGGGATATTTAGATTTATCAAAGCCTTACGAAATGCACCGATGCCGCTAAACAGTTCATTTACTTTAAGTGTCATATAGTCCTCCTAAAAACTGACAACCGCATTTTTTGTAGTGGGAGCATCTTTTCTTATATGCACCTATCAAATAACCGATATTGTCAACATAGTCATAACACACAGGGGCAGACTTGCCCTCAAAAGTTCTTGCTATTCGTCCAACACTTTGAACTACAATCGCATAATCCTTTTGCGGAGTGGTTAAAAACAATCTGTCAAGACGAGGTATGTCGATGCCCTCTTTAGCCAATCTGTAAGTAGCAAAGAGATAGTGTTTTTTGCCGCTACGAATATCCTCCATAGCACATTCTCTTTCAGCACGAGCCTTTTTAGATACCATTTTGCCGTCTATCATCGCACACATTTCCTGCGGCATAAGAGACATTATCTGTTTTAGGTGTTCTACTCTGTCAGAGAGTATAAGACAGTAATGGTCGCTATTATCGGCTAAGTCATTGGCTATCATAAAGTTTCTACGAGAGTTTTTAACAAGGTACGATATAAGGTTTTGATAAATAATCGTGCCGTCCGTATCTAAGCAGTCCTCAGAGATAAGAGTATGAGTGGGTTTAGGATATATAAAAACATCCATAACCTTGTCCGCTACAGCCTCGTCAGGAACGGTGTAAGCAACCTTACCGAGATATGCAAACATAGTCTTTATAAGTCCGTCTGCTCTGTGAACTGTTGCGGATAAACCATATTTATATCTACAGTTGAGATTACTTAAAACCTTACCGAACTGAGTAACGGAGGTAGGTGTACCTGCGACTCTATGACATTCGTCCACGATTACACAATCAAAAGCATTTTTGTATGTATCGGGGTCTTGCTTTGCAAGGGTCTGAACTGTTGCAAAAGTGATACCTTTACCTATGTTTACCTTACCTGCCGTTATTTCCCCGAATAGAGAGGAATCGGTGTACAATGCCGCTCTATCTCTACTCTGTTTTAAAAGTTCTGCCGTATGAGTAAGCCATAATGTTCTACAACCGAGTTTTGCTATCATAGCAATACCCATCTGCGTTTTACCACTACCGGCTTTACTTTGTAAAACTCCGCAATCGTGCTGTAGCATATTTTCAACCGCTACTGCTTGATAATCGTATAAGGGAACTTCACAGTTGTAATCAACCTTGCGTATAGCAGGAAATTCCTCAGTGTAATTACCGAGCATATCTTTAATGGTAGGTAATATGCCGTAAGGTAAACAAATGCTTTCTCCAAAAACCTTATAGAGATATAATTTATCGGGAGTATTGCCTGTCCATTTACCCATTCGTCTTTTCTTTTGATACTCAGGGTTTGGTATTATAAGGTTTTTCTTGCACCACTCAACTAACTCTGTGGGAGGATTTGTAACTGTAATTTCGTTTGTTATAACTACTTTCATATATTGTTTTTAGAGAACCATTCATCGAGTAGTATCCCTAACTCCTCAATATCCGTTCTGCGTAAAACGGATTTATGTTGACGGAGCATAAGTAATACCAACGTGCTACATAAGTAAACTGTGCCATCAGACATTCTCAAAGCGAAATAACAATGTGAGTTGCCGCACTTGTCATAAAGCATAGCGGCGGTTTCTTGATTGCTCTCAATTCTATCGAGTTTAAACTCGTCATTTGAGCAGACTTTTGCATCAATAAGCACCGATACATTGTTTTTTGCGGCAATAATATCCGCAGGTTGACCGGAGGCTTTATTTACTGTGTTGTATGCCCAAAAGCCGTTATGCCGTAATGTTTCGCACAATTCACTTTCAAAATCGTTACCGAGTTTTTTGTTGCTCATAATCTCGTTAGTTGAACCATCTTATAGTAGGTTCTCCGTTAAATCCTTTCTCCCAAATGAACCAAGCGTATGTTACCGCATTGGACTTTGAGTATTTCTTGAAATCTCCGTTCATAGCACAACATAACCTGCCTGTAGATACATACACTGTTCGGGGGGGGATTTCTCAAACATTTTCCGTCTTGCTTTACCCTCTAAGAACTGTAATTTTAAAAACATAGCGATTTTATTACCGTCCGTTAAGATTTCTAAAGCGTGTTCTACAAACTCTTGAGCGAATTTATAGGGCGGATTTGTGATAATATCTCCGTTAAACCTTTCAGTAGTTTTAAGGAAATCAACACCGCTTTCTCCGTAACCTCTGTCTATAAGGTCGGTGGAGCGAACTATGTATCCTCTTTTCTTTAAAACCTCTGATAAATGACCCTCTCCACAAGCACATTCCCAAACGAATGGGTCAAACTGCTCAAGGTCGAGTAATAATTCTAAGGCTTTAGGTTCAGTTGCGTAATAATCGTTTACTTCACGGTCATTTAATGCGTAATTTCTTGCTCCTAAGGTTGCGTGAGCAGAGCGACTGTTTCCTATCCAATCTCTGTTATCACTCATCGTCAACCTCTACTAAATGTGCCTGACGGCACAATTTAAGATTCTTAGATGAGAAAATACAAGCCGGAGCGACTCCGTTACTGTAGTAGGCATAGCAGTAGTCGAGAGTACCCGAAGGATACACATGACGAACGTAGCTGGCGTGCCTCGTGTACGGCGAACTACAATACCACGGTGTACAAGTCCACATCCATTCGTCAAATAGCGGAACAATATCTCTGTATTTACGATATTGGTCGCAAGAAAGGATACCTACATAATCCTCACATTCGCCGTAACTCTTATCGCCGTTATCTGCGATAAGGTCAAGTTTCATAGGAACAAGATGTCTCTTGTCGAGTTTTTCTAAAAATTCTGTGTTGAGAACTCTGCGTAAAGACGATACCTTGTAATCGTTTTTACAATCAGTATCAAACGGCATTTCCTGCCATACCTTAGCAGTCATAGCAAGAATGTCCTCGCCTATGTAGTCAAGGCAAATCCACTCAATACCTTTATAAGTAAAATGTTCTCCTCTGTTTAATCTTTCTTTCATTGGTTAATATCTCCTTTATTTAGTTAATAGTTCCGTCCTCTTCAATAAACCATTTATGCCCTCTAAGGGGAGTTTGTTCGGGTCTTTCGATTTTGACTATTTCCTGTAGTTCGATAACTAAAGGAACAGCCTCAGGGTATTGTTTGAACCATAACTCTCTCTCTTTAGCCTTTGCGTGAGGACAAAGTGTACATCCGTCTCGTGCTAAAATTTCATAATGCGGCGAAAGTAAATCGTGTGTTATATCGAATGTAATAACATCATATTTTGTAAAACCGAGTTCGCAAAGTATAGAGCGTTTTCTTTCATTTAATTGGTTTTGCCGTTTAATTTCGTTCGCCTCTATACCAATATCCTCGTAATCGTAATATCCTACATCGGTTTCACTTAATGCCTTAACTTTGGAATCACGTTTGAAATTACATAATCCCGTAATGAAAGGTGGAAAACCGAACATTCTATCTTTGAATTTACCTCTTGAACTTCGTTTAAGTACAAAATCGTAATAGGTAATACCTGTAACTATTTTTACCTCAGCACCGAGAGAACGAAATCTGTCGGCAGTTCTTAATATAAACTCATAATGTTCCTTTAGTAATAGCGGTATTTTTTCCGTAAACATAGGGATATAACATACTGCTTTTACTTTATGTCCTTGCTCCAAGTGGAGCATAACACTACAACTACTGTCTTTACCGCCGCTCCAACCTACTTTTACAATATCAGCCATTAGGTTTACTCCTTTTGTTTTTAGGTAGGAGTTTTTCATAACAGCGATTATGTATAAAGACCGGCGGATGACCTCTCATTTTGGTATATCCGTAAGGCTCGTCCCCGATAGGCTCTTTACACTCAATACATACCGATTTGTCAGTGGGTTTTATCATTTGACAAAATCA